TTCAGCTCCTACTTGTGAAAGAAATCCTGAGATTGTTCTGTTTCCAAAAACCTCAGCTTCTTTTTCCATAAGATCTGGTAAATATTGTTGCGCCCAACCAGCCGTAGCTGAAGACGTAAAATCGATGTAGTTTGAAGCTAGTGTTTGTTGCTGTGGAGCTACAACACTATTTAACAAACTACCATTAGTAATTGCCATAATTTATTTTTTTAAATTTTTTATTTATTTTTGTTTTTAATTTTAAACTTATAATCAGAAGAATTATCGCCTAACACTTTAAACTTCATACCGCCTGTTTCAATTTTTCCATGAGCTTGTCTTGGATTCATATCAACATTTTTTGCTTTAGCAACACTATCTTTCATAGCGTCTGCTTTGCCCTGTTCATAAAAGTGCTTTGCAACAGCATCTGGATTCATCGCTGTGTATAAAGATTTATGATAACCCTTAGCATCTGACATTTCATTATTTTCGTTCAAAAACTTTTTGACAAAATTATTAATATCGCTTTGAGTATCTTTAACTTCATTCGCGTTGTTCACATTAAACCTGTACTTTTTATCACCGACGTTATATTCAAAACCTTTGAATTTGTCGTTAAAAACATTTTTAGTTTTATTTAAAAAAGTAGAAGTTTGTTTTTCTGTTGTTTTTTTAGTCTCTTCCGACTCTTTGTTGTATCTATTAAAGAAATCAACTGCTTTCTGCTGCTCAGTTGTGAGCTTACTTCCAGCTTTAATTTCATCATAGTATTTAGACTTTTGCCCGTCTAAGTGGCTTTTAGCGCTGGCAACTTGCTCTTTAAGCGCTAATTTTTTTCTACGTATATCTCTTTCGTCGTCTGCATCTTCATCAAATGCGAACTGATCGTCCATGAGAAAGTTAATTTCTTCGTTGTTTAAATGAGGTTTTGTTTGCTTATAGTATTCATAAAGTAAATCTTCATTATCTAATTTACTGTAATCCTGGTTAAGCTTAACATAGTCATTTAAATCTCCTCCAGTTTCTTCCATAAAGTTCATTAACTTTTGGATATTCTCTGGTAATGGTTCACCGGTAGCTTCAGCTGTAGCTATAGCTTCTTCAACTTGCTCTTCAACTTCTTCTTCAGTAATTTCTTCTAATACTGGAGTTTCTTGTGTTTGAACTTCCGGTTGTACTTCTTCTTGTTTTTGTGGGGTGTCGGCATCTTCAGTGCTTGCAACCACTCCGCTGTCGTCAGCGTTATCTTCTTTAGTTTCATTTTCTTCTTTTGGTGTTGGGGGTTTATTTAAATCTACTTTAATGACATCATCGTCTCCAGCAGATTCAAATTTACTTTCATCAACTTTCACCACGTTTTCATCACCTGGATCTTGTTGGCTTACTTGAGTAGTTTCTTCAACTACTTCTTCTAATTTTTCTTTCATAATATAATATAATAATAATTAATAATTCTAACTAGGGTCAAACGCTCCTAAATCAAATCCACCACCTAAGGTATCATTACCGGCGGACTCAAAGTTTTTAGGTGGTTTACCACTATTTCTTTGGTCAATCATCTCACTTTGTTGAGACGCTTGAATTTTTGTTCTTTCATCTTTACGATCTTCTTTTTCTTTTTCTCTGTTTTTTATGCCATCAACTTCAACACCTTTTAGTTGCATGTTCATTTGAAACTCTAACTCCATTAGCTCTTTTTTGTGATTGACTTCTTGCATCATTTTTTGAGAATCTAACTGAGCTTTCATTTGCTCTAACTGCATTTTTGTTTGTGTAAGCGCTTGATCTTTTTGCATTTCCATTTGAGCCGCTGCCTCCGCAGACTGAGTGTTAGATTGTGTTTGTGCTTGAATGTTCTCTAACTGTAATTGCCTGTCTCTTTCTTGCTTTTTCTTTCTACGTATTTTAAGCAATTGATTAGCAAGCTTTATATTGTTAATCATTCTTAAGTCAATAGCATCTTCTAACTCTATGTTTTGTTGTTGCAAAGCCATTTGTATGTTGTTTTCTAACATAGCTTTTTCTTCTTCGTCTGGTGTTAGCTCTAAGAATATACCAAAGTCATACAAGTGTAATTCAGACATTTCTTTTAGCGTAGCAACGTTATGTGTTCCTATAGCTTGTATAAAAGCATCTTTAGTTGGAGAGTATTCAATAACATCGGATATTCTAAGTGACAAACACTCGGCAGTTGATGAAGTTAAAAACAATCCAGCTTGTAATATATGTCGAGTGGCAGTGTTAGAGTTCGCTGCTGCTAGCTTTTGAACTCCAACTAAAGCGTTTTTATCTGGAGTGCTACCATCTCTAGCTTCGTTAAGCCCGGTAACATCTCTTATCATCTGTAAGTAATAGTTATAGTTACCTATAAGCGCTTGCATTTTATTACCGCCAGATCCTGATGTAATTTCTTGAATAGGTACTTTACCAGGATTCATATCTCCATCAGAAGTAAAGCTTCTACCAATAACAGATCCTGTTTGGAAGTACATGTTTAAAGCTTCTTGTGGACTATAGTTTGTTCCGTTACCTAAATCTATTTCAGCTAAACCATCAGCATCTAAATAAACGCCATCGGGAACCATTCTAGCCATTATTTGCTGTAGCTTTAAATGTGTTAGTTGAATCATATCAGCAAACCCAGTAATTCTACCTACTAATGATTCTATTTTTCCATTATAGATTCTTGGAGCTACTATAGAGTAGTTCATTTTAACTTTAGTATAATCACTCTTAGGTCTCATCATGTTCTTAGCCATCTCCCACTTAAGCAACTTATCAGTACCGAGAATCATAGCTCCTTCGTAAAGGCATTCTATAGATCTTAGCATTCTACCGTAACCGCCTTCCTTATCTGCAGGTGGATCGTACTGGTCATCTCTAGGTATAATTTTATCCGCGCCTGAGGCTGTCTCCTTAACTTTGTAAACCTCATTCATATAGGTTTTATAATTAAAATAAACAACTTGAATTGTATTGTTGTCTTCTTTATCGTATGAGTGTGTGGAGTTGTAATTAGATCTGTTAGTAGATTTGTTTTTCATTATTTCCTTAAGATCTTCTTCTGATAAATGAGGAAATTGTTTTGCTAACTCATTTACTGGTATAGTCTTAACCTCACCAACATAGTATATATCTTCAAAGTAAGGCGAGTCAGTGTGAGAATACACAAGGTTTGCTGGATCTACATAATCTATAGTAACACCTTCTGATGTGTTGAAGTTTGTTTTGACAGCACCAATACCTAAAACTGTAAGATCGTAATAAAACTGCTTTTTAATCAACTCGTAGTTGTTGCCTTCAAACAAAACATTTAGTGCCTGTTCTTCAGCTATCTCTACAGCTTGCTTATAGTTTAACTGCATGTGAAGTCCTAGCTCTTCTTCTGACTCAGGTAACTCTTCTTTTTTGTTTTCATACAAATCTATATTAAAGTTTTTCATAGCAGCATCATTAAACTCCTTAGTCTGCATGTCCCTTGTTATAGACTCCATATACTCGGTACGTTGTTTAATACCAAAAGGATCTTGTGAGTAAGCCTTTATGTCGTAAGTTCTTTCAGCAATACCGTTAACCACAATATCTACAAACTTAGGAATAATAGGAACAGGCTTCCAGTCTAAATTTAAATAGGACAAATCGCCATTAATTGACAACTCATCCTTATATTTTTGAATAGACTGCTCACCTCTAGCGTACAGCCTTAAATTGTGAAAGTTATTGTGATTAGATTTATATCTATTAGAATTTCTATCGTTATTAAACCACTCTTGCTCAATAGCTTTACCTACCTTTAAGCCATACTCATAGCTTAACTTTTCAGCATCGCTGACTGTTTGACTTGGGAAATAACTTTTAATGCCAGACTCTGCCATATTTATTACTTGATTATTTGTGAATTGCTACCAGTATTTGTGTATCTGGAAACATTTATATTTAACTTAGGTTTTGCAACCGTTGCGTTTGGAGCGTACAAGTGTCTATTATTAGCCATGATAGCTAAACCAGAACTTATCGACGCATCATGCTTTGTTCTTTTGTTTATATCGAACTTAGCCCAGTCATTTAACAATTCGTTAAAATAACAATCGCCAAGCGTTCCATCTTCTTTTATACCAACGTGGTTTTGAATGTACATCTCAATAGCAGCGGCATGTGCTTGCTTTATATCTTCGCTTGAATTAGGTATGCCACCTACTTCTTTTTCAGCTACAGATAACTTGTTCCATATTTTATCAGGTCTATTCATACTAAACCCTCTATATCCTCTTCTCCTTAAATAGTAAAGAAGACGCGGTTTGTTGTTCTCTGCTAATATTGGCATCCCATAAAATACTAAAGCCATTAGAATATCCTCAAAAAACATTTCAGCTGTTGGAGGTCTGGATAAGTACTCTAAAAAGAAACTATTTGCAGGTGCGTCTTCCATGCTAAACTTAGTTAAGCCGTGCAAAGCTCCTTTAGATCCAACTCCATCCACGGTTCCTGATATATCATATGAATCACAGCCAAACGAACCCATGTGTTCATTTCCAGGATACTTAATACCGTTCTTAAGTACAACGTTATTTTGTATCTGTTGAGGTGGAACCCAGCTCACTTTAAACCTACCTTTTTTGTCTGGGTAAAATACCACTTGAGAATCTTTAACTCCATTGACCCATTGAAAATTACCTTGAGTAATTCCTAAAGTGCTTGACATTTCTTCATTATAATCAATTTGTTCGTATAATTTAACTAAGTTAAATATACTTCCTTTAGTTTCATCTCTAAAAGCATGCTCTGTTGTTCTTGGAAACTGACGGTAGAATTCATTTAAACCATCTGAATCATCTTTTAAACCGTCAACTTCGTTTTGCCAGTTATCTATTACACCTACATCTATTAATTCACCGTCTGGTGCAAATCTATCGACATCAGGAGTAGTAAAAACTGGAACTCCGTACTCATCAATAAAGCCTTCGTAGTTCCATTCCATTGGGATAAACAAAGAGTATAAACCAGACTTTGTCTGGCCATTTCTGTTT